CTCAAATTACAGAAGATTATATTAATACACTACTTATTTCCTATATTGAATCTACTATTTAAATTTATACTTTATTTTATAATTTTATTTTATAATTTTATTTTATAATTTTATTTTATAATTTTATTTTATAATTTTTTTTATTTGTTCAGCTTTTGTGCTATTTTGTAAAGGTTTTTGAAATATAAGTCCTTTATATAATTTATTAAATTCAAATTCTGGATCGGTATCATTAATATGATCCTTAAAATTAATTATTGAATCTATAGATGAAGATCCTGATACTATTTGTGACATACTGTCATTATATAATTTTATATTATAATTATCAAATAATTCTATTAATTTTTCTTGAGATACAAAATTTTCTTCCTTATAATCATCACCTTCTAATGTTCCAAATTTAACACCTACCTTATTATCATTGTCGGTTTTTGATCTAGCTATTGACCAGAATTTACCACTAACTACATCACTATCATTTTTCTCAAATAACTCATTCACATATTCTTTTTCCATAAAAGTACATACAAAAACTCCACCTGGTTTTAGTTGTAAATCTATATATCTACATATTTTTTCTAACTCGAAATAATGAATAGCAAAATGACATTGAATAAACTCAAACTGATTTTTATCAAATACATCTATATTGTCTTTATGTTTCTCATTAATACTATCTAGAATCATTTTATCATATAACGTTCTATCTTTAAAATCATTATTATTTTCTAATTCAGTATCATTTAAATCTATATATTTTAAATCATTCATTATTTTATCATAACTCTCTTCTATATCTTCATCTTCATATAATGCTAAATCTCCTGTTATATAATATACACTATTATTATCATATATCTCAGGTAGTATATTATTTTTACTTTTATTTTTATATTCATTTTTATATTCTAAATATCTTCCACGAGCATTATTATTATTTTTTTCACTATATTCTATATTTACAGAACTATAATCTATACCAAGTATTAATTTAATTCCGCCAGTTTTTTTTATATCATTATTACTATTATTTTCTATAAAATTTGTATTTAATAATTTTAATAAATCTCCTCCACGACCACATGCTAAATCTAATGCCTTAATAAACTTAAAATCATCATTATTTTCTAATATATTAATACAATTATTTATTAATTTATTTTTTATTTTATTTTGAAGTTTTCTTAATTTTCTTTCATTATCATCTATTCTTGATACTTTATCTGTTTTATAATAACCAGTTTTATCAGTTATATTTAACTCATTTTTAATATAATCAATATTTATATTTTTAATATCTTCAATACTAATATTATTAAAAGTATATTCTAATATCTCATTTACTATATAAAAATTATTAGCAGTTATTTTTTTTGTTATTGATTTTGTATATTCTTCTGTTTTATCATGTCTAATTTTCTTAAATATAAAACAATCATTTTCTACATTAAATACAACTTCTACTATTTTATTATTTATTAATCTATAATCCATTAATTCTAGACTACCATTTATATTCTTTTTCTTTATTTTCTTTTTATAAATATCAACTATATATGGTTTTATACACATGATCTCCGATTTTACATAATCCTTTTTTAAATTATATCCACAGTATAACATTTCATTTTCTACTAATACATCTACTGTATTTTCTTCTAAAGGTTTATATTTTAATATAGATTTATAAGATTTATTATTTATATTTGTTAAATGTAAAGAAGGCATAAATATTATACCATCTATATCATATGTTCCTGTTGTATCTTTATTTAATAAATCCTCAAAATCACTAATATCATAATACTCTTTTATTTCACATTCAATATAAACTGTATCATTTATATATTTTGTTGCTTTTAATAAATCTGTATTTAAATCTTCCATTATTTTTATTCTCTCATCTAAATTATTACTATATACTTCTTTATTTTTTAATATATAAACATCAAAATATTTATATTTATATATATACTTATTTTCCTTATTTTTATAATATAATAACTCACCATCACAAATACAATTATTATAATTTTCACTAGTTAATTTTAATCCTGTTTTTAATACATTCTTATCGGTGCCTATTAAATATACTATACTTTTATTATCTATATACATAAAATATCTCTCTCCATCTGCTTTTTCAGTTATTTTATAATATAAAATATTCTTATCATTTGTATTATTTGGATATATATCTAACATATTTTTCATTGTTCTTTTTGTAAATGCTAATGGTTTAGGCCCAATACTATCATTTGTTTTATTTAATACCTTTTCTAATAATTTACTATAGTTTTTATTTATTTCATTTTTTTCATTACGATTTATATTAAAATATCCCTCATGATTATATTGATTTATATTTGTAATTATTTTAAACATTTCAAGTAATATTTCCTCACTTAAATTACTATTTGTATATTCTATCTCAAATTCTATTTTTTCTAATACATCAGAAATATTTGATAATAATATATTTTGACCTATAGCTTGTTTAACAATACTTATATCTATCTTATAATTCTCAAATTCATATGAAATTCTTTTTTTAAATCTATATGTTTTTCGAAACTTACTATAATTTTTTATAAATTCTGTTTTAATTTCATCATCAGTTTCATTATATTCTTTTTTTAAATTTAATCTACAATTTAACTGATTAATATAATTCTTTATAACTAATTCCTTATATTCTAAATTATAATTTTTAGGAAATGTATCACTATTTGTCATATTATCATTTTCAAACAAACAATGTGAATTTATTATATTTGAATCTTCACTTTTAATACTTAGTCTATGATTTTTATTATTTATCATTGATACATCTAAAATATAATTTACTTTTTTTGTTACATCAGAATATTTTTTATTTAAGAATATTAATATTTTCTTTAATATTTTTTCACTAATATCATAATTATATGCTATTTCTAATTCATAATTCTCATTATCAGAATTATATTCTTGAATTACACTACTAATATTATTAATATTAAGACTTATTGGTTCATTCATTATAATATATATTATATATTAAATCAATTTTATATCGTTTATTAATTTATTTTTTAATTCCTCAAATAAATTTATTTTTTTTTTTAATTTTTTACTACTCTCCATAATATTAATATTATATATTTCACATAACTCATGTAATTCATTTAGTTTATTATTTTTTAATTTATTTATTTGTTTTAACTCTTCATCATTTACTTCATTTTTATTATTAAATATTAATTTTTTATTTTCTTCAAATTTTAATAATAAATTATCTATTATTTCATTATCATACATGTTATATAATTTATTTTGATTATTTGTAATATAAATTGGTATGAATTTAATTTTATTTTTTTCTACTAATACTATAGTATTTATATTTTTATCATAAGGATTTACAAATCTATATTTATTATCTGTAAATATTAATATATTTAATTCTAAATAATACGATACATACTTGTATATATTTTCATCACACATTTCATTATTTATTAATTTTAAATAAATACTATTTTTATTATATCTTAACTTATTTGGAAATGTTTTATATATATTTTTCTGAATTAAATCATTTCCTAATTTTATTCTAAATATATTTATATTATTAATTACATCAGTTCTTTCCAAATTATTTAAATCTATATCAATTAATCTTAATATACTCTCCAAAAAATTATAATATTTAAAATTTAAATTATTTTTAACATTATTTTTAACATTATTTTTTATATTTATATTTCTTATTGTATTCTCTAATAAATTATAAACATGATCCATATACTTTATTGGTATTTAATTTCTATATGTCTTATTTGTTTAGTCTATACATTTAATTATTTATTTTTTGTGAATCCATATATAAAATAAAATTATCTAATTCTTTTTTAGCATTATCACTAATATTTATTAAATTTATAAAAACACCATTATTATTTTTTGTTATTTTTACATTATCTTTCTTTAATATCTTATATATTTCAATATATTGGTCAGTATCTAAATTTAGTGAATTTATTTTTGATATTAATGAATTTAATCTATCCATTATATAATCTTAAATAATTATATTTTAAATAATTATATTTAGTTTAACTTACTAATAATAAAAATAAATTTAAATATTTCCATATAATAATTTTATTATCCTTTTCAATAGTATTCCATGTATTATATAATTTAATTTCATTATTTAATATATTTTTTTCTATATCAATTAAAACTTTATCATTTTTATTTAATATATCATTTTTATAATCCGTTATATGTTTTTCACATAAATCATAAATTATATTTACATCATATAATAATGCTAGTTTTATCTTATTTTTACATTTTGTAATATTTTCATTTTTTATAATTACATTTAATAAATCTAAAAACTCTATAATTTTAATATTCAAAATATTTAATTTATTTTCATAAGTATCAATGCTTAAATTATTCATTATAAATAAGTTTTAATTTATTTTTATATATTTTATTTGCGTATAATTTATAATTATTTTATTATTAATAAAACATATGGAGCTATTATTAATATACAGTAATAAATGTAAGAATTCACAACTTGTTAAAAAATACGAAATATTTAATAAAGTTGATAAACTAAATATTGATAACAAGAATGAATTAAAACACTTACCTAAATATGTCAAAAGTGTTCCAACATTAGTCATAAAAAAAAATGAAAAATTAACTATATTAAAAAATAACGAACTTTTACATTGGTTAAATATGAATTCTAATTCATCTAATACCGTATATAATCAAAATAATACAACTACCTCTACAACTACAAAAAATACATCTGAAGAAAATACCAACGTTAATGAATCTAATACATTAGTTAATAATAATTTTTCTTCCACATTTTCTTTTATTGATTCCTCATCAGATAACTTATTAGAAACTTTTTATAGTAATGTTAACTCTAATCCTACTATTAATACTGTTAATACTGTTAATGGTGGATCAACTCGAGAGAATAAAACATTAGATAACGATTACGAAAGACTAATGAAAGAACGCAGTCAAGAATTTAAATCACCAGATAGATTTTAATTTATATTATTAACTTCTAAATTATATTTCTAGATTAATTTTATAAATTATCTTTATAGATTATCTATATAATCATTAGTTCTTTTTGTCATGTAGCTATCATCTTTATCGTATTTTTTTGTAATATAATATTTTTCAAACATTTTTGCATAAATATCTAATTGTGTTATTGATATATCTAATAAAAATAAAGGCGGATATGGTATTGGATGTCCAAACATTCTATCAGTCATTATTTCCATTTCCTTTATATTCGGCACAGCATATGTTCCTACAATAGGAGTTCCAGGTATTCCTGCTCTCAAAATCATATTATCATCACCATCTAATGGTATCCATGCTAAACCATGAGTAGGATACTCTAAATAATTTGGAAAATACATTCTTTGTAAAAATACAAAAGTTACAAACGAAGCACCATATTTATTTACATATTTTTTTATTATTTGTTGAACAGGATAATTATCCCATACTGTTTTTTTAAATTGTGGTGTATCTTTTATCATATCTTCTCTTAATTTTTTTTGATTTTTTAATGCTTTCTCTTTTTCAGGTCCTTCTGGCATATTATCTAATCCAGAACCACCTCTTATATTTTTTGATTTTTTTAATAAAAATATTATCATAAATAAAAAAAATAATACTATTAAACTTTTATTATATATCATCTATATTTATCTATTATTTATTTATTAATTATTTTTTATTAATTATTTTTTATTAATTATTTTTTATTAATTATTTTTTATTACTTATTTTTTATTAATTATTTTTTATTAATTATTTATTCAAAATCTTCTTCACTACTTAAATAATCTAAACTATTTACATTTAATAAATCATTTAGTTTTAATTTATTTAAAGTATTTATAGAATTTATGTAAGCTATTAATAATAATAATGCTAAACTTAAATCTATAGTTAAACAATAAAATATACATATTAATATTAGTGCTCTAAAATATAATTTATCAAATAATACTATTAATTCCTTATTTAATTTATTTGATATAAAAAATATATAATATATAACTAATATTTTTAATACTAGTAATAATTTTGTATTATTAAATAATGTAATAATATTATTATTTAAATTATTAACATTATTATTTAAATTATTAACAACATTATTATTTAAATTATTAACAACATTATTATTTAAATTATCCATATATAATATATATAATATTTTATTTTAGAACTACTATAATTTATTTTTTAGTCTTTACTATTTTATTTACATATTTAAATTCTCTATTATCATATAAAAATTTTATTATTTTTTTTGTTTCTTGTTCATTTTTAAAATAAGCATTAAGTAATTCTACCATTTTTTTTTTTGATAATGAACTATATACTTTAGTTTTATTATATTTAATTTTACCTCCACCATATTGTGGATTTAAATTTATATGATCTATATCTTTTTTCTGCATATATGGAACTAATTGTTCTTTTGCTTTCTTTAATTTATTTGTTATCACTTTTTTCATTTCATTTATTTTTTTTAAATCATTTTCATATTTTACTGTTAAATCAACTAATTTTTTCATTATTGTTATATCATCCGCATTATTATTATTTTGCTGTATATTATTTAATGTTTCATTCTCACTACTATCTGTAGATAAATCATTTATATTATTTTGAGTTGTATAATCTTGCTCATCGCTATCAGTATCATAATATGTAGACATAATATTTATTATAATTTAATAATAATATTATTTTAAATATATTATTTGGAATAAGCAAGACGACCCATTCCTGCATCTATTTTTAATACATTATAATTTACACCATATATCCTAATATTACATTTTCTTTGTAAATCAACTGATTCTTTTGTTAATGTAAATAATAAATTAGATGTATCTACATTTGAAAAATTACATGTTCCAGAAGGTTGATGATCTTCTGGATATAAAGAAAATGAATACATATTTATTCCTGTGCTAGGAACATTTGTATGATGTTGATATGGTTGTAATATATTAAAGTATTTACCATCACGTTTTGAAAATCTATCATGGCCATTTATTTGAATTTTACAAGATAATATTGGATTATAACCCTTATCAAATAAAGGTAAATTTACTTGTGATTCTGATAATGTTTCTCCATGTATTGAACGTGTTGTTATATCATGAAATCTTGTATTCTGTAAATTTGTGGTTGAATTTTGCCCAGATAATGGTGCTATTATATTATTTACTATTGAAGCATTATTAGTTATAGGTAAACCCCATGATATATTATTAGAATTACCTCCAGTTATTCCTCCACCCATTGGATCATTAGGAGTTCCACTAAAATATGTGCTATCTATTGAATCAGTGTAATTATATAATTGAGGACCACCTAGATTATTTGTATATGTTAAATCTATATTTGATATAGGTTGAACAACCCATACTAGTTCTTTTACTGGATGATTGAAATTTATCTTAATCTTATTTGTTTGAGTATTTAATATTTCTTGCCCATTATATTGTAATTGTTCAATTAAATATTCATGTTTTTGTTGTGTAAATGTTCTTCTTTCTTCAGTATCTAAATATATATAATCCACAAATAAAGAAGCATTTACTAATGTTGGGGGTGATATTTTATATTTACCCGTTGACCAACAACATGAATTATGATCATTTAATTCTACTATAATTTTTACTTCATTATATTGTAATGCTATTAATGGTAATGCTAAACCAGGATTTTTACAAAACCAAAACTGTAATGGTATATATAATGTAGTTTCAGGAATAGTAGAACTAGTTTCATCCACATTCTCATTACCTTGAACTACTTGTGTCAATCTAGGAACATTTCCTACCATATTAGCATAACCACTTTGTTTACCACTTTTTTGAGATAATTCATTCCATATATGTAACCACTCTCCATAGTGTTCATCTATAATTTGACCACCTATTTCTATATAAACTTTATTTATTAAATTGTGTCCTAACCAATTTAACCATCTAAATTTATTAGCACTACTTGTTTCACAATCTATTTTTGGTATTTGAACTGATAAATATATTTTATGAATTAAATCTCCATTTTTTGATATTATACAATTTAATTTGCGTCCAAAATCAACTGTTCCATTAAAATGTTGTTCAATTGATTCCATTGAAAAGTTTGTGTGCTGTTTATGAATCATTTTAAAAAAAGTTATTTGAGGGTTTCCAGTTAAATAAACATCTTGAGAGCCTTTAACAACTAATTGTAATAAACCACCACCCATATATTTATTTATATATAAAAAATTATACTTAAATATATTTATATATAAATAATATATAAATAATTAATTTATTATGAATTATTCATTTAATTATAAAAAAAAAACAAGAAAAAATATAAAAAACAATAACACATTAGATTATTTACATACAAAAAAAATAGATTCTATTAATAATAAAAAAAATAAATTAAATGATTATATTAAAAAAAAAAATGAATTACAAAAAAAATATAATAAATTATTAGCCAAACATAAATTAACAGAAGATGATTTAAATAATAAATATAACTTATTAAATGAAATAGATAAATATAATAATATAATAGATTCTATAGAAAATAATAAAGAAGAAGAAGAATATTTATTAAATGTTGGTAATATTTTATTTGAATACTATAATACAGATACTAATATATCTAATTTAGATAATAATAATAATAATGAAAATAATAGCGAAAATGAATATTTATCAAATAGTTCTTTATTAAAATATTTTAATAATAATACAACAAATATATCAACAAAAGGCAAGCTACTTGATGATTATTTAAATATTATTGATAATACATATGAATCAAAAAAAAATAAAATAATTGATGACACTATATGTGTTAAATGTAATAATAAATTAAATATTAATTATATTGAAGGTGTTTCAGTTTGTATTAGTTGTGGAGAACAATATAATATATTAATAGATTCAGATAAACCCAATTATAAAGAACCCACATATGAATCTAATTATTTTGCTTATAAAAGAATTAATCATTTTAATGAATGGTTATCACAATTTCAAGCTAAAGAAAGCACAGATATTTCGAGTGATATAATAGAAAAAATATTATGCGAACTAAAAAAAGAACGTATTTTTAATGTTGCTAATATCTCAAATAATAAAATACGTGATATATTAAAAAAATTAAAACTAAATAAGTTTTATGAACACATACCTTATATAATTAATAAAATTAATGGTAAACCACCTCCTAATATTACTAAACAAGTAGAAGAAAAATTAAGATATATGTTTAAAGAAATACAAGGTCCATTTGAGAAACATTGTCCTAAAAATAGAAAAAACTTCTTATCATATTCATATGTTATTCATAAATTTATTCAATTATTAGGTATGAATGAGTATTTAATATATTTTCCATTATTAAAAAGTAGAGAAAAATTATATCAACAAGATAAAATTTGGAAATGTATTTGTAGTGAATTAAATTGGCAATTTATTAATAGTATTTAATTAACAATTAAATTTACCAAATTCACTAAAATCATCATTATTAAATGGTTCTAAACCCATATTTGTATCTAAATTTAATTTTAAATCATCATATTTATGTTTCTTTTTTTTTTCATTATAATTAACTTCACATAGATTTTCATAAGGTTTTGTTATCTTTTCTTTAACTCTTTTATCTTCTCCTTCTATTTCTTCTGTAATTTCATCTGTAATCTCTTCTTCTAGATTATTATCATTTTGTATTATATTTTCTATAGCATCTTGATTAGTGTCTTCTATTATAGATCTATTCAATTTTATATAATTAGAATTAGAATCTTCCTTTTTAATTAATTCATTTAATGAATTACTATTATTTCTTAAACTTTCTAATTCATCTCTCATTCTAGATAATGCATTCGCTTCCTTGTCTATCATATTTTGTAAATTTCCTATATCAGTATTATCTGTATTAGTATTATCTGTATTAGTATTATCTGTATTAGTATTTCCTCCTTTTACTGTTTTTTTATAAAATAAGTCATTTATCATATTCATTATATCATTTTTACAGATTATATATGTTAATAATAAAACTATTAAACATATTATTAATATAAATTTATTAATTTTGAACATTCTATATATATATATATATAATATTTATTAATTCAAATAATAACACGGATTTATTTAATATATATTATATCATCATATATTATATTTATATAGTATGAGTAATATTCAACTAAAAAAATTTGATATGTCATCTATTAAACCAGATAAAGTTATTGTATTAATAGGAAAACGCGAAACTGGTAAATCATTTTTATGTAAAGATTTATTATATTATCATAAAAATATACCGGTGGGAACTGTTATTTCCGCCACTGAAAGTGCTAATTGTTTTTATGGAGATATTATACCAAGTATTTTTATTCATGATGAATATACTCCAGAAGTTATTAAAAATGTTTTACAACGACAAAAAACGGTTAAAAAAAAAATGATAGAAGATTTAAACAAGAACGGACATACTGAAATTAATCCAAATGGATTTTTAATTTTAGATGATTGTTTATATGATGCTAGTTGGGCAAAAGATAAAAATATCAAAACATGTTTTATGAATGGACGACATTGGCATATTTTATTTATTATTACTATGCAATATCCTTTAGGTATTCCACCTAATTTACGCACAAATATTGATTATGTTTTTATATTAAGAGAAAATATTGTTTCTAATAGAAAAAGAATATACGATAATTATGCCGGTATGTTTCCTACATTTGAAGTATTTTGTCAAGTTATGGATCAATGCACCGAAAATTATGAATGTTTAGTTATTAATAATAATGCTAAAAGTAATAAATTAGATGAACAAGTATACTGGTATAAAGCTAATTCACATCCTTCATTTAAAATTGGGGCAGATGCTTTATGGTTACATCATAAGAAATTTTATAATCCTGATCATGAAGAGTCTAATGACTTCAAATCTAATAAAAAAAATTATCAAAAAATTAATGTTAAAAAAATTAAAAAATAAATTTAAATTATTTTATACCATAATATATGAGTAATCATTATCAAGATAATGAATATAATCCAGATAATTCGAATAATTCAGATAATTTAAATAATTCTTATGAATATAATCTTGATAATAATTATATTACTAATTTTAATTTACATTTACAAAATTTAAAAAACAACTCTGATAGTATCATAAGTGATTTATGTTTATTAGAAAATTTACTTGAAGAAATTAAAATTTATAATAGTAAAGGTTATAATGTAGATAATATTATAAATTCAATAAATATTCATAATAATAATTTAAAACTATGTTTAAATGAAGTTTTTAATAATATTAAATTAATAGATAATAAATTTAATACACAAACTATAAATTTTAAAAATAAAACAAATACAATCATAAAAAAAAATAAAAAATCTAATCATTTATGCTGTTGTTTTTTTAAACTTTAACTAATAATTCTATTTTCTCAATTAAATAATTATATACATTCTCAATTATATTCTTTTCCATAAAATCAGGCATATATGTATTATTTTTACTTAATATATCTGTTATTGTTTCATCTTTATTACTTTTAAAATATTTTACTAAATTTATTATTGAATCCATTTTTCTAGTTAATCTCATATAGTTACTACTTGATTTAGTTAATTCACATTCTATACTTAATACATTTTCATTTAATTCATTATTAGATTCTTTTAATTCATTATTAGATTCTTTTAATTCATTATTAG